AGAATTAGATGGCCTGCCAACGCGAAAGCCGTCATCAATTCCGGATCGGTCCCTGCCTTTGCTTCCAACTCCCGTTCCAACGCGTTTTTATCAACCCCCACCCGCTTTCGGGCGTCCTCTACGGCCTTCCGGCCGATCTGAAGCGCCTCGCCTTCCGTCATGTCATAGGCCCCTCTGTGATGTGATTACTTCTTCCATGAGGGTGAGCATGGCCATTCGCGCCAGCCATTGGCTGATTGCGTAGTTGCCCAACTCACGCTGAACCGCTGCTACATGCTTCGCCGGAAGATCCCGGAGTTGCTTCCCTTTGGAACTGATCGGGTTCTTGGCGAAGTATTCAGACGCGTGCGACGCGTATAGCCCGTCGATCGCCACCGCCAGGTGACTGAATGTCAGGTTCTTACGCGTCCTGTACTTCCACGCAAGGTGGCAGGCGTCGCGAAAGGACGTGCACTCAACGATCTCGGACTTCGGCACAAACGCCAGCGCCTTCGGTGCCAAATCAACCGAGCCTGCTAGTGCGCCCGGCTCGTAGGCGTCTGGTAGGCCATGTTGGTGTTGCATCAGGTGCTCCTAATAGCAATATTTCATTGAAATACCGGTTGAAACGTCAGAGGACACCGGGCGAAATTAATGGGGTCGATGGACCCCATGAGAAAACTTTGAAACCTGAACTGTTACGCGCTCATTCTTGCCAGCTTGTCCTTCTTCTTCGGTCCCGAACCTACGGGCGGCTGGGTGTCGTCGGACGCAGCCGCTTCATCGACCTTGCTGGCTCGCTTACTCTTGCGTTTCAGCAATTCCGGCCAAACCTTTTCAATCACATCGACCGGAAAAATCTCCAGTCGGGTTACCTCTCCCTTGGTCGCCTGTTCGATCGGAATGCCGAACTGGATCGGAATCGGGCGCTTCCCGTCAGCCCATCGGCTAACATCGGGGGCATGAGCTCCGATTGCTCGAGCCAATGCGCTGGTGCGTCCGCGTTCAAGAGAGAGGTAAGTTTTCAGGTTCATGCAGGTCATTATAGCGATTCGCTAGCTGAATGCAATAGCGAATCGCACATTCCATTCGTTAGCGTTTTGCTATGAAATTGCGGCCATGAAGACAATTGATGAGATTCGCCGCGAGAACCTGCTGATCGCGATAGAGCGACACAACACCATTACGGCCCTGGCGGAGAAGGCTGGGGTATCGGCCGCCTACCTAAGCCAGATCAAGAACAGGACGCCGGAGAGCAAGACAGGCAAGCCCAAGGGGATGGGCGACACCATGGCGCGGAAGCTTGAGCGCGCCATAGGGGAGGGCCACGGCTGGATGGACGTTGAGCACACAGATAATTCGGCGTCCGCTTACCATAATTCAAACGCTTCCGATCTTGCGAATAAGAGGCATCGCAAACGTTTGATTTCTGAAAGCGGGCCAGATGCGGGGCGTAATCTTACCGAAGGAGATCTTCCCCAACCCACAGAAGAAGAGTTCGCATTCGTGCCCCAGTTAGACATCGCGGCGGCCTGCGGCAACGGCCGGTTCGAGGACCATGTTGTTGTTAAAGGTGGTCTCGCCTTCAAGAAATCCTTCCTGCGAGAGCAGGGTGTACCAGAGCATGCGGCGCGTATCATTTACGCTGACGGCGGCAGCATGCGGCCCACCATACAGGACGGTAGAGTCGTATTAATCAATACAGCGGCGAGGAGCCCAATCGACGGAAAAATATACGCCGCCTGCCTACCAGATGGCGGCCTGATCCTGAAGCGCCTGGTGCACGACTATCACCCTGCAGCTGGGGCGATAGTCTGGATTCTCCGCAGCGACAATCCAGACAAGACTCAGTTTCCCGACAAGATCCTTCCGCCTGACGACCGAACCATGATCATTGGCCGGGCCGTCTGGACAGACAACCTCCTCTAAGCTCCACCACTCCCCCCCAACGAACCCCGCCGCGTGCGGGGTTTTTTGCGTCTATACAACACTCGCCAGTGAATCGCTATAAATATATCGCTAGCGCATCCGTGCGAATCGCTAAAAATAGTTGTTGCAAGTAGCTAGCGATTCGCTATACTTCACACATCGCAGCAAACACGCATCACCAACCACCGGGAGCGAGCATGAACTCAAGCCAACGTCGTAAAGCGTACCGCGCGATGCCGAAAGCCGGAACCCGCGTCGAGTGGACACTGAAGAGCGGCAAGGTCAACAGTGGAATCGCAGTTGGCCCGATGCCGATCCACCGCGACCAGTGGAATCAAGAGCGCCGCAACGTCCCGAACGTTCGGCGTCTGCGCGTCGCCCTAGGAAGTGGTGCGCACTCGCATCCTTTGACGCATGGCATTCGCGTTGTTGCGTGAGATCGACCATGACCCTGGAAGAGCAAGGTTTCCGGCTTCTGGTTCTGGTGGAACGAACGAGGCTCAAGAGCAACTGGTTCCACCCCGCCGAAGTACCGCAGATGATCGCGTGTGGCTGGCAGGATGCGACGGACATGAGCGACGAAGAATACGACACCGCTGTCGCCCGCTGGAATGGGGATTACGAAGAATGAGACTGGCACGGCAAGCGCGTTCAATGAGTGCTCTTGCCGGGCTATGTCACTTGCAGGTTGTTTTCGACGTCTTGGGTTTGATCGTGCAGAACCTGCCAGAAGCGACCTGACGTGGTAGTCGCCGACTTGCCGCCGTAAGCGGCTCCGAATACCGCAGTAGAGGAACACAGGCGCATGGCGTCGCCTGGTAGGGCAAACGTTCATGAACAATTTAGAGTATGTCGCGCCCATGGTGCGCACAGGCGTAGTTAAGCCAACCATTTCCCGAAAGGGACTCGGAACACAGCAACCGCTCGAGTAAAAAGCGGAGCGCCCGCAGCGGTCACCGGAACGGGATTCGGGTGATTGAGGCGGAAGGCATGCGGGGAAGGGAAAACAGACTGGAACCGCATGTAAGCAATACCGCCAGACCGGCCAAAGATGCACGGTCGGTCTGCATGCAGTTTTGATGGAATCGGAATGCGCCAGTGGTGATGGCGCGCAGGATCGCAACCGAAAGCGCGTCGCGCCGGTAGGTGATAGGTGGTATGCGCGGCGTAGCCGTACAAGCGGGGAATTAGTGCCACGCCCCAAGCCGGATCAGATGAAAACCGCCGGCCCGATTCCATGAGAGTTGCAACGCTGGATGTTTAGGGGATGGGAATGCGTCGACCGAGGCGCACTGAAAGCCGACACAAGGGGTTGCTCCCACTCGGCACGAGCAACAAGCTGGAGATCGGTGCCAGCCCCATCCCTCAAGCACCCAAAACGATCTCTCTTACAGTTGCCGATTCTAGCGAGTCGGTAGCCATAAGCGGGATCAGAGAGTTGGCGTAGATACGCCTGTTAGTACAACTATGCGCTGCGGCGCACAAGGAGAAAACATGGAACAGTTTCCGAAAGCGGGTGATTTCTTTGGCGTCACTCATGCGGCCGGCAAAGACGGTTCGTACCGAAGCGATGTTTTTGAATGCCTCGCCAGTGACGAGTATCGAATCGTGGCGAAGCCAATCGTGCCTTGCTTCTACAAGGACGGCATAACGTTCTATCGCTCAGACTGGATTATCCAAACCGTCTCGGATGCCGTTGTTGCAACGCTGCAAGTGGTTGCCGAGGAACGCGCCAAGGAAAAGACGGCGTAACGCCCCATCGCACATAAACCCGTCACCACTCGATTTGACGAGCAGGAGATTCAAGTGAGCAAGAAACACAACCAACGCACGCGGGCCGTGATCCTGGCCGGTCGCAAGAATCTGGCGCTTAACGTCGAGTTCAAGCGGATTCAAGTCCAGCCGGTCGAGTACCGCAGCAAGTACACACCGCACATCGGCGCCAAAGAGCAGGAACGGGCCAAGCGCTGCTACATGGATTGGACTCACGGTAACGATGGAGCACTGCGTAGCGCGCCGATCATGGGCCAGATGAGCAAAGCAACCCACGAAGCGTATCTCGAAGCGCGCGAGCAGGAATACGAGAGCGTGTTCTAAGGAGCCACCATGCCCGCCCAACGCGCAGTACACCGCCTCATGACGGTAGCAATAGAGAAGTTACAGCACCTTGGCTTCGTCTACAGAGTCGACCGGGTAACGCGGACGGGGAGGGTGCTGGATTCGGAATATGTCGATTACGCACATGACGTGTGCTGGTGTTAGGAGGAAGGATGAGCGACATGAATTCAACGCCCGCCGCACAGTGGCGCGAGAAGGGCGAAGCCGATCCGCACGGCACGCAATACGAATGCGAGCGCGCAAAGTTGCTGCTTGGCGATCTGACGGACGACGAGCTGGCCAACGGTGCATTCATGAATTACGACCGCCGCCAGTCGCTCGAAGAGATGATGAACCCGAAGCCTGGCCAGCACATGCCGATTATCTGGATGACGGCGGTTAAAGAGCGCATCCGTTGGCTGTCGCGGGCGCTGGTAAAGGCGCAAAACACCACCCCACTGCCCGCCAGCACGAACAGGCTGACGGATGAGCAGCGCGAAGCGATCGAGTGGGCTGCTGGACATGCCTACAGCTACGCAAAGCCGCTCGATGGCGAATCGCTGATGCAGAAACGTTGGCGAGTGCTTAGCGCCATCATCGCCGCCACGGAGGCCAAATGAACATCTACCACTGGATAGCCATCATCCTGATCGCGGACATCGCGCTCATTCTGTTTGTGCGCGGAGCCGACGAGCGTCGCCAGGATCGGAAGCGGGAAACGGAATGGAGGCGGGCGTGAAGAAGCAACGAGGTGAAGCATCGTTCGGAATGGTCGCCATGATCGTGTTCCTGATTTCTCTGGCCGGCTGGCTGACACACATTGTCGACTGCCTCATCCACCAGCTTTA